GGCAACTGGGTTGACATCTCAGCGCCAAAAAAAGGCGGTGGCTTTGAAAAGTGTGGTCGCAAGAGTGCCAGCGATTCTGATCGCGGTTACCCTAAGTGCGTACCCGCAGACAAAGCTGCGAGCATGAGCAAGAAGCAGATCGCTTCAGCGGTTAGCCGCAAGCGGTCAAAGAAACAGGGTGTTGGTGGCAAGCCTACCAATGTCGCAACTTTCGCTAAAGACGGAGGCGAGATTATGAAGAGCAAAATGGGTACGAAAGGCGGCGCAATGGGCGGCAAGAAAAAGATGATGATGCCCGGCGGCATGAAGAAAGGCGGGTCAGCCATGAAAGCCAAAGGTATGGCTAAAGGTGGCGCTATGAAGACCAAGGGCTACGCAAAAGGCGGTGCCATGAAAGCCAAGGGCATGGCTAAAGGCGGAGCAGCTAAGGGCGGCATGAGAAAGCCTTCTAGCAAGAACAGTGGTCTATATGGCCGCAGCTAGTGGCCTATCTTCAAAGCAATATCCCACACTTCAAGGCGTGGGTTAGAAGAGAGTACACGGTCAACCATGAGCGATACCACGGCGAGTTTTTACACGCTATGGTTATCGCTGTGACCACAATGCCGACAAGGTGCTTGAGCTTTCAGGTCATATTTACGGGCGCTGAGACTTACGACGATGACGAAGAACCAAACGTACATGGTGGGGCTATGTGGGCGAGGATGCCGATTACGGCGCTGGTTGCCGACACGCCCTTTGATGAGTGGCCTGAACCGATGCCTGTTTGGGCGGCGCAGCCTTGGGACTGCTCTTCTCATAACCACTCTGTTTATGTCTTAGACCGCGCAACACCATGTCCTTGGCTTGCCAAGATTGATGGCGAGTTCTACCCCGCAAAGTATTATTTCACCGTTGATTACACCGAGAATGAGATAGCGGATGATCCAGCGCAGCACAAGCAGAGCCATGTCATGGAGCTTTTAGATGCTGGTAAGTGGACTGGAAACATTGTGGCTTTGCCGAATAACCGTGTAAGGGTGACACACCCGGCGTGGTTCGAGACGGGCGACGGTGCTCCAGACTTCAGACCAAGCCAGCATATCCATTACAGCAAAAGCGATTTAGACTACACTCTTGACGTAAATCAGGTTTTCGACAACCTATACGCAGGTAAGAAAAATGGCCGTAAGCGGAAGTAAGGATTTTGAGTTAGACGTAGCCGACTACGTTGAAGAGGCGTTTGAGCGTTGTGGCTTAGAGCTTCGCACGGGCTATGACCTCAAGACGGCTAATCGCTCTTTGAACCTGATGCTTGCGGAGTGGGCCAACCGTGGCCTGAACCAGTGGACGATCAACCAGAAAGTGTTGTCGATGGTCAAAGACACGACCTCTTACACGATTGATGCAACTACACCGACTGCAACGATTGACGTGCTGGACGTGTTTATTCGTGAGACCTTGGGCGGCGTATCAACAGACGTGCCGCTCACTCGCATGTCGCGCTCGGAGTACGCCAACCTGTCCACCAAGACAAGCACTGGCAAGCCGAATCAATACCTAATCGACAAGCAGATCAGCCCAACCATCACGGTTTGGCCTGCGCCAGACCAAAACTCAAAGTACGACTTGTACCTAAACGTGCTGAGCCGCATGGATGACGCAGACGCTGGGGCAAACACCTTGCAGATACCATTTCGGTTTTACCCGTGCTTAGCCGCTGGCCTTGCCTACTACTTGGCGCTAAAGCGAGCACCTGAAAAGGTCGGTATGCTCAAGCAACTTTACGAAGAAGAGTTTGAGCGAGCACTAAGCCAAGACCAAGACCGAGTGTCGTTCAGGGTTGCTCCTGACTTGCGCGGATACAACTTAGGATAATGCCTTTTGCATCCAACCATAGGGCGTATGGAATCTGTGACATCACAGGCTTCCGCTATCGCCTGAAAGACATGAAAATGACGTGGGACGGCCTGTTGGTTGGGCCAGACCAGTGGTCGCCTAAACACCCGCAGCTCATGCCTAAGCCAACGCCTGTTGATCCGCAGGCTCTACAGATTACGCGACCAGACCAAGCCGCTGGCGGAAACGACAACAACTTCTTCAGTGTGTACACCAATGTGGGCAATGGAAAATTGGGTACAACTTTGCAGACTTTTGGACTTTCTGTTAGTGTCGGCACAGTAGAGGTAACTACGTCATGAGCTTCACTCTCGCTACACTTAAAACTGCTGTGCAAGATTATTTGCAGGTATCGGAAACCACGTTTACGAGCCAGCTCAATAATTTCATCCAAGAGTCTGAGAGCCGCATCTTCAAGATGGTGCAGCTACCAGAGCAGCGCAAAAACGTGCAGGGTTCTGCCACGTCTGGTAATCGGTTTCTAGCGACACCGACAGATTTTTTTGCACCGTTCTCTTTGGCTGTCATCAGCAGCAACAAGTATATCTATCTCGATTTCAAGCACCCATCGTTCTTGAAAGAGTACAGCCCTGACTCAACAACGACTGGTACTCCGAAGTATTACAGCCTGTTTGATGATTCGGCTTTTGAGCTATCTCCTGTGCCAAACGCAAACTTCACTGTGGAGTTGCACTACTTGCACAAGCCAGCGTCTTTGACTACTGGCGCGGATAGCGGCACCACCTTGCTCTCTACTGACCACCCTGACGCACTGCTGTACGGGACGCTGGTTGAGGGCGCTACTTTCCTTAAAGAAACTCCTGACGTAATTGCCAATTTTGAAGCGCGGTTCAAGGAAGCCATCTCTCGGATGAAGAATCTGACAGAAGGCCGAGATACCCGCGATGAATTCAGATATGACTTATTGCGTACAGGGGTAACCTAATTGGAGCCAATCAAAGAGCTTGAGGGCAAAAAAGTAGCAATTATCGGTCTGGGAGCCTCTCAGATTGACTACGTTATTGGTAAAGAAAACAGTGTCGAATGGGATGAGGTCTGGGTTATCAACTCAGCCTTGTCGGTTTTTGAGTGTGACCGTGTTTTCATGCTTGATCCTGCCAGTCGTTTTTTGGATACCGATGATGCAGGCAACCAAACCGATGTGATGCGTAAGCTTCTGCCTGCGTTTGACAAGCCGATATACACCTGCCAGCTCGATGAGCGCGTACCTGCGCTGGTTGAGTACCCGCTTGAAGAAGTTATCAAAGACCAACGCTGCGCTTACATGAACACCACCGTGGCTTACTCGTTGGCCTTTGCCGCTTACAACAGGGTGGGTGAAGTAGATCTGTTTGGCATGGACTTTAGCTACAAAAACAACCTGCACTTTGCAGAGGCTGGCAGAGCCTGCCTTGAGTTCTGGATCTGCAAGATGATAGCTATGGGCATCAAGGTCGGTGTCAGCCCAAGATCGTCTTTGCTGGATCAAAATGTTGATCTGCAAGAGCGGCTGTATGGCTACCACCGCCTAGCTGACCCCAAGATTGCCATGCCAGATAACGAGGGCGAGTGGTTGGTTTTTGACTCCTCCAAGCTCTCATCCATTGTGAAAGAGCACAACTTAGAAACCATTGAGCTGCCGCGCTCACCAGAACCATATAAGGGTTAATGATGTCAGGGAACGGAAACTTTGAGCTTGGCACCGTGATGGTTTCGACCACCAACAACAAGGGTCACGACCCTGAGTTCTGGGCGGAACAGATAACCAATCGGATTGTATCGGTCTCAGAAAACGCAGAGCCGCATGTTCGGCAACAAGCCCTTGCTTTTAGAAAGTATATTTATGACGTAGTATTGAATGGAATGCGTAGTGCAATCGCCTCTGATCGTGTCACAATTAGGGGTAAGCTAAGCGCCCAAGGCCACGAAGATATGGCGAACATCATAAAGGAGCTTTGACATGGCTATCACTTCAGCGATTTGCTCGTCTTTTAAGCAGGAAGTGCTTGTCGGCACTCACAATTTTACAGTCACATCTGGCAACAGTTTTAAGCTTGCGCTCTACACCTCTAGCGCAACTCTAGGCGCAGCTACCACGGCGTTCACGACCACAGGTCAAGCCAGTGGCACGAACTACACTAGCGGTGGCAGTGCGTTGACGAATATCACTCCAGTGTTGAGTGGAACCACGGCGGTTTGCGACTTTGCCGATCTCACTTTTGGCACGGCGACTGTGACTGCAAGAGGGTGCATGATCTACAACGACACCAACTCCGACAAGGCTGTGGCGACTATAGACTTCGGCGGCGACAAGACGAGCACCGCTGGCGACTTTACGGTTGTTTTCCCTAGCCCAACGGCGACTGGCGCGATTATTCGGCTTGCTTGATGCCACTCTCAAGGGTCGAGTTTCAGGCTGGGATCAATAAAGAAGAAACCGACTACGCATCCAAAGGCGGGTGGGTCGATGGCAACTTAATCAGATTCCGCAAAGGCCGCGCAGAAAAACTGGGCGGCTGGTTCAAGAGAGGTGGCAATACCTTTCTGGGCATCTCTCGCGCCCTGCATAGCTGGATCTCTTTGGCGGCAACCAAATACATTGGCGTGGGCACCACGTTCAAATACTACATTGAAGACGGTGACCTCTATTACGATGTAACGCCAATACGCAAAACGTCAACAAACTCCATTACCTTTTCCGCGACTGATGGTTCATCCACAGTCACAGTCACTGACAGCAGCCACGGGGCTGTGACCAATGACTTTGTGACGATATCTGGCGCAGTCAGTCTTGGCGGCTTAGTGACTGCCGATGTGCTGAATCAGGAATATCAAATCCTGCTGGTTACGGGCACAAATACTTACACCATCACGGCTAAAGACACCTCTGGCGCTACCGTCACAGCAAACAGCAGCGACTCAGGCAACGGCGGTTCTGGCGTTGACGGCTCTTATCAGATCAACGTGGGCCTAGATACCTACGTTCAGGGCACTGGCTGGGGTGTTGGCACTTGGAGTGCAGGCACGTTTGGCTCTGCAAGCGCGGTATCTTCAGTCAACCAGCTCAGAATATGGACGCACGACAACTTTGGTGAAAACCTCATCATGAACGTGCGTGGCGCTGGCATTTACCGATGGGTCGAAAACAACGGCACCAGCGTTAGGGCGTTGCTTTTGTCTGGCATCACTGGCGCAAACTTGGTGCCAACTGTTGGCTTGCAGGTCATTACCAGTGAAACCGACAGACATCTGATTGTCCTTGGCGCTGACCCTATTTCAAGCGGTGCAAGGACGGGAATCGTTGACCCCATGCTTGTCGCGTTCAGTACGTCTGAGGACGAGCTGGAGTTTGAGCCGTTAGCAACCAATAGCGCAGGTGATGTGAGGTTGTCAGCAGGATCGTTCATTGTCGGCGGCTTGAAGTCTCGGCAAGAGGTCTTGATCTGGACTGACACAAGCCTGTACAGCATGAACTTTATTGGGCCACCGCTAACCTTTGCGGTCAACCTGATCAATGAAGGCTCTGGTCTAATTGGGCCAAAGGCCGCAGCAAATGCGCCAAACGGCGTGTACTTTGCGAGCAAGACTGGCTTCTTCTTTTACAATGGCTCGGTTCAAAGGCTCCCATGCACGGTTCAGGAATATGTCTTTGAAGACCTAGACTTGAGCCAAGCGTTCAAGTGTCATATGGGCATCAACTCAGAGTTTGGTGAGATGTGGTTTTTCTACCCAAGCCTTGAAGACGGCACTGGCGAGATCAGCCGATACGT